AAAAGATGCTAATGAAATATTTCTTGTTGAAGAACCAATTTATTTTACCCAGTATAAATTTCATAAATTAAAGTTAGCATTTCATCGTGCTTCTATGAAATCATATTTTGATCTATTAAAAGATAAAAAATTCAAAGTATCTTATTATGAATTTAATGATGATTATTTAAAAGATCTTAAAAAAAGTGAGGTATTATTTTATGATCCAGTTGATCACGACTTAATGAAAAAAATGAATGGAGGTGCCAAAAAACATGGATATAAAATTGACCTTCTTGAAACACCTGCTTTTATTACTTCATATGAAGATCTTGAAGTTTATAATAAAAAACAAACTGGAAAAAAGTTCACACACGATTCATCTTTTTATCGTTGGCAAAGAAATAGATTAGATATTTTAACTCCAATTGGAAGTAAATACAAATTATCATATGATGATGAAAACAGAGTAGCTTTTCCTGATAAAGAAAAAGATGTATTTAATCCTCGTGATTTAAAAGGTAAGTATGTTGAAGAAGCCAAAAAATATGTTTCAAAACATTTTAAAGATAATTGGGGAAGCTTAGATAATTTTATTTATCCAATTGATCATCAGGGCGCTCATAAATGGTTATTAGATTTTATTAAGAATAGATTTAAATTATTTGGTAAATATGAAGATGCTATACATTCAGATATAAATTTTGGGTATCATTCAGTTTTATCTCCACTCCTAAATATTGGTCTTTTAACTGATCAAGATCTCTTAGATGAAATACTTCCATTAAAATCTAAAATACCTATAAACTCTTTTGAAGGATTCATTAGACAAATTATTGGTTGGAAACAAAGTATGAGATATTTATACGAATTTCATTTTGATAAATTTAATAATAAAAATTTCTTACATCATAATAATAAGATATCCAGAAAGTTTTGGGATGCTAATACAGGCATTCCTCCCATAGATAATTGTATTAAGAAGATTCAAGATATCGGTTATCTTCATCACATTGAAAGATTAATGGTTATGGGACAATTCTTTTTAATAACTATGGTTAAACCAGATGATGTATTTGATTGGTATATTAGTTTAGTTAGTATGGATGCTTATCAATGGGTTATGACACCAAATATTTATGGAATGATTATGTATGCGGATGGTGGATTTATGATGAGTCGTCCATATTTATCAAGTAGTTCATATATTAAAAAGATGAGTAATTATAAGAAAGATGAAAGTGTAGTTAAATTAAAAGATGGTAATGAATATAAATGGTATGATATATGGGATGCGCTATATTATAATTTTATAGATAAACATTATTCTGTTCTTAAGAAGATTTATGCTACAGCAAGAAATACTTACCATTGGGATAATAAGGATAAAGAAGAAAAGAGTAGATTACTAAAATTAGCCAAGTTATATTTAGATTATTTATAGGTTGATTTGAATTATAATAATATAAAACTATTATTATATATAATAATAATAATTTTATGTACAGACTATCAGTTGGAGCATTATTTAAGAATGAATCTCACTCTATTAAAGAATGGATTGAACATTATTTAAAAAGAGGAGTAGATCATTTTTATTTAATAGATGATTCAAGCACCGATAACTACCTAATGGAAATTCAGGAATATATTGATAAAGGAATCATAAGTTTATTTATTGCTAAATGGGATCGTTATTTAGGAAGACAAAAAGATATGTATAATCATTATATTCTACCAAAAATAAAAGAAACTGAATGGTTATTAATGGTTGATTTAGATGAATATATGTGGTCGCCAAGGGATTTAAAACTCACTTTTGTTTTAAATCAAGCAAAACATATAGGTCAAATGCAAGTTGAACATACTATATATGGATCAAATGGTTTCATAGAACAGCCTAAAAAAATAGTTAACAGTTTTATTAGAAGAAGTCATGAACATCCCACTCAAATTCCAGGAAATCGTAAATATTTTGTTAATAGTCTATTTGAATTTTCAAGTTTAAATCCACATCACGCAACTTTTGTAAAAAAAGAAGATGAAGAGAAACACTTTATTTTATTAGATAAAACATATTATATTTTAAATCATTATAATTGCCAATCTAAAGAATTTTGGTTGAATGTAAAATGTAAGAGAGGTGATAGTGATGAATATAGAGAAAGAACTGAAGAAGATTTTAAAGCAGTTGATTTAAATGATCAAGAAGATACTGAATTAATAAAACAAAACTTAGTGATATAGTTTACGAGTTTCTTAATATGTTAGTTCGTATTCATAATCCTTTGCTCTAAAATTTAGAACATCTACTGTTCTTCTTTCAAATGGAGCAGTTTCGTAATTTAATAAATGACCACGATAAGGAGCTACATACTTAGGTCCATATCTATACTCGTCAGCAAGAGCACAATGATAATGAACTTCTTTTTTAAGATAATCTAAATTCTTATGCTTTTTATAATTAGCTTTAACACTACCTAATGATCGTGTTTGATTTAATGAAACTAAATGTTTATGTTCTAAATCTTTTAATTCTTTTGTTTTTTCAACAATATATGATTCAGTATCGCGAATACTTTCAATTAAATTAGCAATATTTTCTCCACAACTATTTAATATCTTTACATAATCTTTTGGTTTCTTTTGAGATTTTTCTAATGTTTCTATTTTTTCTCTTTGTTTATCTACCTGATTCTTATAATTACTAATCTCTTTATTAGAATCATTAATATCCATATTTAATCTTGCTATGGCTATTTCTAATCCAGAATGTTCATCATTAAAAATATTATGATCCCAATTACTTCGCTCATCGCTTAGAATTAGATTAACTTCATGATTATATGCTCCAGTTGGAACAACTTTTAAAATAATATCGTTAAATACAAATGGTTCACGATTCATCAAAATATATAAATAAATAATTTATGTAAATAGAATTTTTATAAATCAATTTTTTGACTGCTTCTTAGTTTCTGTTTAGACTAATTGAACCACATATGGATTATCAATTAATAGATCTTGAATTTCTTCATTATCTAATACTTGAATTAATAATTCATTAAAATTATTAGCTTTTAAAAATGTAATTAACTTTCTAAACTTGGGAGGATCTGATATGTATTTTTCAACATCTTCCTTTAGTGTGTCAAAAGTATATTCTTTATTAAATTCCTCAATATATTCAGATTCTTCTTTGGCATCGGGTTTTAATTCAGTAATGTCTTTTATCTTTTCACCAGCAATTACTTGATTAACTAATTTATGACAATCATCATAACGATTCTTAATAATTTCAGATGCTTTTGGAAATCTCTTAATATAATGTCTTAATCCAACAGTTAATATCTTGGAAATATCTTCTCCATCATTATTTACATGATGAATATTTGCTCCTCTGTTTAGCAAATAGTTCATACACATATCTGAACCATAATAAGCAGCAGTCATTAGTGGAGTATTATATGTTTTAGTTGAAGATATAGCATCAATATACATCTGATAATCATCACATTTGTCAAGCATAGAAGCAATAATTTCATGTTTATTATCTTTACATGCTCTGTGAATAATATAAATATTTAAATTTTTCTTCCAATTTATATTTGAATTATTTTTATGTCTAACAAAGTCAAATACAATCTTATTAAGATTAGAGATTTTTTGATAAGTTGAATCAGAAGATCCTAATATTTCATCAATTTGATCTCTTATTGCTCTTGGAACATAATTCTCATTTAATTCACCTTCTGCTATATTCTTAAGTGCTGCTTCTTTCTTTGAAGCATGTTGTGATGCTTTTTTATTACGAACAGTTTCCCATTCAATATTAACTGAATCAGCATATTTAATCTGGCTCATTTTGAATTTAATATATAAAGATACATATTAAATATATCAAAATATCAATTTTTTTAAACAGTCTATAGCATTATTAGATATAAGTAATATAGTATTTAATATTATTTTTAATTTAGTTTAAAAAGTATTAATAATAAATATATTATAGTTATGATCAATTTAGAAAATTCAAACAATCTTGAAGAACAAAATAAGAAACAAAAAACAGATGATTCTATAAATAATAATAATATTGAAATTAATACAGATGAAGGCTTAAAAGAAGATAAGGTAACAGATAATGAAGTTAAAAATGAAGTTGAAAATAAGGATATTAAGAGTAAAGAAGATAAAGTCGTTGAACAAGAAGACAATGAAGAAATGGATGGTGATAAAAAAGCAGTAGATGACGAAGAAGCGGTAGATGACGACGCCGCAGAAGATGATGACGAAGAAGCGGAAGATGACGAAGAAATGGAAGATGATGATGACGAAGATGATGAAGATGATGATGACGATGACGATGATGATGACGATGACGATGACGATGATACCGACGATGATGATTCAGATGAATTTGATTTAGATGATTCAGATTTTGAAGATGATTCAGATGAAGATTCAGACGATGATTCAGAAAGAAAAGATTATAGTCGTAATGGTGATGAATTAGAGGGAGAAGTTATAAATAATGAATATATATTATTATATAAGATTGGATATGGTTCATTTTCATCTGTTTGGCTTACATATGATATTCTTGAAGACAAATTTTATGCTTTAAAGATACAAACACCTGGTGATTTTGATGAAGGTGTAAAAGAAATTAAAATCTATGAAAAAATAAAAGAAATGTGCAAATTAGATAAAAATATTAAATCATTAATGTTAATTAAGAGATCATTTATTTTAGAAAAGGAAGAAGATAGATATGTAATAATGGTAATGGATTTAATGGCAGGATCATTATATGATGTAATTAAGACTGATAAATACAGCAATGGTTTACCAGAAAGTTCAGTTGATTCAGTTCATAGACAAGTTCTTGATGGATTAAGATTATTACACAATGAAAGTATAATTCATACAGATATTAAACCTGAGAATATATTAGTATGTGGAATAAATAAAAAGTATCAAAATATAATGAACCAATTTAATAAATTAAAATTAAAAGAAAAATTTGATACTAATATTGCGCAAGTAAAAAAACAATATAATACAAATAATAAAAATCAAATGAAAAAATTCAGACAAGATAAATACATGATTTTATTAGAATTAAATAAATTTATTCATCGTATAATTGATTTTGAAACAATCTTAGATGATAGAACAAGTGATTTATTTACTGAAGATCAAATTAATAACATCCAAGTTAAATTAGCAGATTTTGGTTCTATTTTATATGAAAAAGAAGTTAGAAAAGATAACTGGTATCCAGAAATTACAACTCGTTATTACAGAGATCCTCGTGTAGTATTAGGATTAAAATATGATAAATCAGTTGATTTATTCTCAGTAAAATGCACTATACATGAAATTAAAACAGGTAATATATTATATAATCCAGATTTATTAAAAGATGATGATGAAAAAAATAATTATTCAACAGATTATTATCATGTATTATTATTATATAAGGATGGTCATATAACAAAAGATATGATACGAAGATGTAAGAAAGAAGAAATAGCAGAAGAAATTAAAAATATTATTCGCAAATAATTTATGTTAAAAAAATTTATATATTTATGAATAAATATATAAATCATAGGTTTTTTATGTTAGGTTATTAAATTAAGTCTCATGTGATGGTGGTGAATGTTTTTGGTTTAATTATTTTTGTTAATTCTTGTTTGGGATTCTATCTTCATCAAGAATTAAGTTTTGTTTTTGTTCCTAAGGATTAACGCGAAAAACCAAAGTAACGTTATGTAACGTTAGTATTGTAAACCCTATAAAGGTTTTTAACTTTGGTTTTTTACGGCACCTTTTATATTTGGTGGTATTCTTTTTGAAATTAAGAGATATGAAGCAACATTCGAAAACTAAAATAAATCACCCGAAATGGGTAATTAACTTTAGTTTTGATGTTATATTCTTCTCTTAAAATATGTATTTTTTGAAACGATTAATCATGTCTTTTTATATGAAAAGACTCATTATTCGAATCTCTATTAGGTGCTTCAGATATATTATCTAAATAATTTTCGTTTCCGTGTCCGTGATTCCGTGTTGTATTAGATATGTCTTTACTTAGACGATTATGAAATACTTTGAATTTATCATCAAAGTATTTACAAGGGTCTAATTTTTTTAGGTCATAGCTGGTTCCTTTTCCAGCATTTATAAAGACTTGAGAGTTATCTAATACCATTTTGTTAGTATATTATGAGTTAGTAGTTTGTTAGGTATAATTTTTCAATTTTTTTATGATTGTTTACAATCATAAAAAAATTGGTGGGAAGGAAGCTACGCTTCCTGACAGCTCAATTTTTTTAGGCTCCTCTAAGGGACGGTCCCTAAATTGTTAATCAAAGGTTATCATATAAATATATAATTTATATGTTAGAATGAATAAAAAAATATATACTCTATAGTATAGATATGTCTGAAAGAATAAGTGTATTTTGTGATGGTTCATCTTTAAATAACAATTCTAAAAAAGGAGATAAAGCGGGAGGAATTGGTGTATTTTTCAGTGATAATGATGCTCGTAATATATCTGAAGCTATCACAACCGGCAAGATTACTAATCAAGTAGCCGAATTACTTGCCGCAATAAAAGCTTTATATATTTTAAAAAATGAAAATTATAAAGGATTCGTATATATTTACACTGATAGTATGTATGTTGTAAATTGTATGGTATCTTATTGTAAAAAATGGGAGAAGCAAGGATGGAAGAAGGAAGATAAATCTGAAATAGAAAATTTAGAATTAATTCAAGAATTATATAAAATGACTCGTGAAATGAAAGTAATCTATAAACACTGTAAGGCTCATCAAGATCAACCTGCTAAGAAAGATTCAGATGAATATAAAATATGGTATGGAAATAATATGGCAGACATGTTAGCTACTGCTGCTTCCAAAGGTGCGATGCCAAAGAAGACTAAATAAAGTTTATTTTTAGACGACAGGACTTAAATACGATAAAATTCTTTCTCTTTCTTCGAGTAAATGTTTTATATCTGATGCTATATATTCTTTTGTCTTTCTATAATATTCTGTTTTTTCTTCAATAAATCTTGGTGAATTTAGTCTTTCTACTTCATTAGTTTTTAATAATTCTAATTCTCTTATTTTTTCTCTTAATTTTTCTATATCTTCATTTATTTTACTCACAATTTTTTGTTTTTCTTCTTCTATAATTTCTTCTTTAGTATCTTTTGATTCTAATTTTCTTAATTCACTTTCTTTGTCACTTATTATTTTTGTTACTTCTTTTACAACTTCTTCTATCTCTGATTTATAATCTCTTGTTATTATTAAATTTAATTGTTTTCCTATAGCAGCGTCATAAGCTTTTAGTAAATCGGGTGATAACATATTAAAATATTCTGGATTTACTTTCCTTTTTGTAATTGATAACCCATTGATATTAACATCTAAACTACGAGTATATATATGATTTTCTGTTTCAAAAAATTCATAATATGGTATATAATTTTTTTTTTCGAGGTTATCTGAAAGACTAAATACTGTAATCTTTGTCGATTTAACATAGCTACCAGGGTCATAAGGACTTGACTCGCGACCATCTCCAGCAGTTACTATATCAATTTTCATATTAATTCCATCTATATTTTTTTCTTCAGATGACAATATTACTCCTCGAGGATATTTAGATAATGGAGTAGGACGAGGAGGACTAGATTTTAAACCAAATAAGCCACCAGTTTTTAAATCTAAATATTTCATCTTATATTTAAGATATTTTTCTTCATAATTCATATATATATATATATAAATATATATATATAAAATAAATTTTTTATTCTTATTTTGAAATTAACTATAATCTAATACTACTCCTCTACTTGTTTCTTTATACCCAGTGATCTTTAACTCACCATTGTGTAGTTTGTCATGACAGGAATCGCATAGAGGAACCAAATTTGATACATGATTCATACCAATATGTTTTTTATCTGCTGGAATGGTATTATTTTTATAATCTTTTTGTGGAATTATATGATGTGTCTCTAATGATATTTCATTTTGTTCCGGTGTATGTTCGCAGATAGCGCATTTATCCATTGTAATTGATTTATTATATCTACTTTTGGTCTTCTTATGATCTATATCTTTCTTTATTTCATTTGCGAGGTTTATAAAATTTTCATCATTTATTAAACATTTTGCTACATTCAACCCATAATATGTATCTCCTTGTCCTTCTTTTAGATGACGGTCATATGTTATTGTATTTGTTTTTTCATCATATGTAATATGAATATGATATGCTTTAACGTTCGATAGGTCTTTAATTCGATCAACCTTCAATAACTTATGTAAATGTGATGCTGTAATAAAACTTGTTCCTGATTTTGATAACATCTCTATCATTGTCGCTACTATAATTAAAGCACTTGATGATTCTGTTCCTTTACATACTTCATCTGCTATGATAAGCGTATTCTTTCCACTTCTTTTTAAGATACCAGATAATTCTACTATCTCTAAGGCAAATGATGATAATCCCTTAAATAAATTATCATTGCCAGAAATACGTGTTAAGAGTGATGTATATGGTTTATATTCAAAGCTTTCAGCACTTGTATAATATCCGATCTGTGCTAAGATTAAGTTTATTCCAATAGATTTTTGTAATGTGCTTTTACCAGCACTATTTAACCCATATAATAATATTCCATCTACTTCATTTATTCCAACTGTCAGATCCATTGTTTTATATTCATAAGTTGAAATTCTCTCAACAATCGGATGTCTAATCTTAGTTGTTTTAATAAATGATTTATCTGGTATGTCATTAATAATTGGTCTATTATAATAATATTTCTTAGCACACTTTGCACCACTCTTAATAAAGTCAACCATTGATATATAATATGAGACATCATTCATTATGTATCTAAAATCATTATAAAATACTTCTAAATATTCTTGATAATAAGAACGGCATTTCTTTTTCATTGATTGAAGGTGTATAATTAATTCATCTGATTTCTTTATTACATCTGGAATAAAAATCTTTGTATTAGAAGCTTTAGGATTATCACGGAATTCAAAGGTGTTTGTTTTAATTGTTTCTTTCATTTGGTTTATATCAATATGAAGTTCTTTAATATTTAATAATTCTTTCTTTAATATATCAGCTCTCTTCTTGGTCAATATTAAATAAAATCCATCTCTCTCATTACTTTCTACTTTAACCACATCTTCCACCTTTATTTTATCAACCATAATATCATTAATCTTATTCTTTATAATCTCAATCAAATTATGGCATAAATCAATCTTATTTTGTAAAGAATCTAACTCAGGAATCTGTCCTTTCTTAAATATATTTGTATCCATCTCATTAATTGTATATGTTTGAAGAATATCTGTGCGCAGTTTATTATTAATACTCTTTATTGTAGTATTTAATTCATTTTGGTCATAAGATACTTTTAATGAATATTGTTTTTCATCAACATATTCTCTTAATGCTATAACATTATTCATTGAATTAATCCATTTAAATAAATCCATTGGATCAATTGTCTTTAAGGCAATCTTTCTTTGAAATCTTTCAATATCATATATATTGTTCAAATATTTCTCTATCTCTTCATATCCCTTAGTTGTAAATTCATTAATCATCTCATAACGTCCATTAATTTTAGCTGAATCTAATAGGGGGTTAATTAATGCCTCTTTTAAAAATCTCTTACCTAATGGTGTTGAACACATATTAATAATATCATATAATGAACTATTCTTTCCATTATAGTCTCCATTAGAATCAATAATATTTAATTGTTGTAAAGCATTATTTCCAAGATACAAATATTTTTCTTTTGCTATAAATTCTGGCTCTTTTAACTTGCTAATCATAAATTCATTATGATCTTGGATAAACATTACGAGGGATACCAAAGAATATCTAACAAATGTGTATTTATTTAATTCTAATTCTTCAAACATGTCATCAAAGTCATCTTTATATATTTTCTTAAGAATATCTTTTTGAACAGATCCTTTATTATATTCTTTATTATAAGGTTTCTGATGACAATTACGATTAGTTAATTCTAAATATTGAATTAATTCTTTCTCTGTTATACTCTTCAAATTATTTGTATATAGTAAAATCTCACTTGGATCATATGAATTAATTAATTTAACTGTATCATCTAAAGAATATTTATCGTCATTCTTTGAGCTAAAAAATTCGTTTATATAAATTGTGCCAGTTGATAAATCCACTAAAGTAATACCAGCACACATTATTTGATGTTTATATTTATAGTCTTCATTTTCTTCAATATAAATTGACATCATATAATTAGCATCACTCTTTAGGTCATCAATATATGTTCCTTTTGAATAAATCGCAGTCAGTTTTCTTGTCTTTTTATTTGTATCGGGTAAATCAAATTGATCAAAAACAATCACATTATAATCTTCATCTATTAATAACTTGATATACTTTTTTAATACGAAACTTGGAAAACCTAACATATAAGGAGATTTACGTGTGGCTTCAGGAACACTCTTATTTTTTTTTGTTCTGATAATTCCTGTTATATCTGAGATTCTGTCTAAATCAGGACCCTCACTATCGGTCTGATACGCTTCATGAAAATGCCCAACTTGCATTAATAGAATAGAATTCGAACCATATAATTTATTATATTTGTGGTGATTTAAAAAATAATCACACATATCATCATTAGACATTTTGAAATAACTAATATTATATATTAAGAAATCTTTAAATGAATAAAAATTGAGTTTAAAACAAAGTTTTAAACCTAATTTTTATTGGATAATTGTATACAATTATCTAATAAAAATTGAAAAATATTAATATACTATATTCCAGTTAGGATGGGTATTACGCCTCACGCAAAAACAACAATGGCTGCGGGTGGCATGTCCGAAGAAGCCTACATGAAAATGATGGGGATTACATCCAAAGTTCAGACAGCTATCGGAGAAGTTGTTGATTTGATGGTGCGGCCGGCTGATCCAGTTGGCCTTTCAGCAGCAATTGACAAGATTTTTCAGGAGTATTTTGTTAGGTTAAGGACTCTTGACTGGATAGAGAAGGTTCATTTTACGGAACGAATTCGGGATCCGTTTGTTCGTCACTTTTCTTGGGCAATTCCACACTCAAAAACACTTGCCGCACTTGCTCTTCGCTTGAAGGGATATTCGCGCATTCTGGAAGTTGGTGCCGGAACTGGCCTTTGGGCACACCTTCTGAGAGAGCTTCACGGGATTCCGGTTGTAGCAACTGATCAGTCAGATGGGGACTACAGACAGGGGTCGGTCCGGCACAAGCAACACAAATACTGCCCAGTAGAAGTCATTGACGCCGTATCCGCAATTGAGAAGTATAACCCGGAGGTGTTGATAATGATTTGGGCGCCATTTTCACACCCAGATTATAGTACGGAGCCACCAATGGCAACTAATTCCCTGAAGGCATTCAAGGGAAATATTTTGGTTTGGATTGGAGAGCCGCCTGGTGGCTGTAATGCGGATGATTCTTTTTTCGAAGAGCGTTACTCTAATTGGGAAGTGATTGACGAGATTGGAATTCCCAGTTGGCACCAAATTGACGACGACTGCACAATTTGGAAGAGAAATGAGAGTGCAGCAGAGGGCGCAGCAGCAGAGGGCGCAGCAGCAGAGGGCGCAGCAGCAGAGGGCGCAGCAGCAGAGGGCGCAGCAGCAGGTGGGGCAGGAGGCGGGGCAGTCGCAGAGGAAAAGACCACCTAAAGATTCATTTATTTTGCAATTAAAAATTTTTTTAATTATAAAATATCGGATGGAGGAGGTGGGGTGGTTTAAGGAGGGGAGGAGGAGGGGGAATTTATAATAAATTAATTCAAATTAATTTTATAAACAAATATATGGATTTATTAATATTAAATTTATGGGAATCTATAATTAAATATGGATATAGAACACGAATAAGTAATTTAAATGGTTTAAAAAGATGGAATCAAGTTAAAGAAATATTTCCTGATTATAAGATTGAATGGAAAAATAATACGGATAAAATATATAATGATTTAATTAATTTAGGTGTAGTTTCTACAGAAACTTCTGAAAATTCTGGATTATCTCATACTGAATGGGAAAGACATCATTATTTATTACAACATGGAAGAATTATTGCTAAAAATCCAGAAGGATCATTATTAAGACTATTACAAATTGGATATAATATCGGACAATTTAAAGCAGAAAATGAAAGAAAACCATATAATGATAAATTATTAAAATATTATAATGATAATAACTTGGACGATATTAGCACTTATATCAAAATTAAGATTGATAATAAAGTGAAAAAACCAATAAATAGTAAATTAGATTTTCGCATAATTGCTATGACTAATTTAGGACAATTAGATATGTTAAAAAATATGTTAAGATCTGCGGATGAAGTTGGAATAGATATGAAATTATTTGATGTTTATATGACCCCGACAGATAAATTAAATGAAGCAGCAGGTTTTGATAATACTAATTTTACACCAATTACAATGTTAAAATTACAAGTAATTATTAAAGCAATTGAAGAACATGATATGATATTATGGGTAGATAATGATATTGTATTTTTAAAAAATCCTATAAATGATTTATTATCTAGGGATGAAGTTCCATTTTTAATACAAGATGATCAATGGTCAGCATGCACAGGATTTTTTTTGATAAGAAAAAGTGAATTAGTACTAAAGATATTAAAAGATGGATTAAAACTAATGAAAGAAAATAAAGCAAGAGAAGATCAGACAGCAATAAATAAGGGTTTTGAAATGAATAAATATAATCCTACATTATTAGAAGAATATTTATATCCTAATGGAAATATATATTTCAATAAAAAGATTCAATCTAAAGAAGCAAAAATAATTCATTTTAATTATCAAAAAACATCTAGCGAAAAAATAGAAAGAATGAAACAAAATAAATTATGGAATCCAAATGATATTGGATATAAAAAAGTTAATATAATTCAAATGAATTAAAATTAATTATTTTATATTATTAATTATATATAGAATATATGAGTAGAGAACCAGTATTAAATACAATATTACCACCTTTACCTAAAACAAATGAAATTATACCATTAAACTTAAGATCAAAATCAATTGATTCCTTTCCACCAATGGCAACACCTAAATTACAACCTTTAAATAAAGATAGAATTTCATTTCCAGGTCTTAAAGGTATAACACTTATACCACCAACTAAAATGGTAGTAGAGGAAAAAGTAAAGAAGACTA